CAGTGCTCCCAACCTACCAAAGTGCAGAAGAGACTTTTGACTGGTTGGTTAAGCACCTTGATGATCTTGGTGTTGTTGCAGAACTTGATGCCATCGCATTGCAAATGATAAGCGATGCGTGGGAGGACTACTGCGCAAGCCGTGCGGTCATCAAAAGATTAGGCCCAACCTATGCAACCACCACAGCCCAAGGTGATGAGATGCATCGACCTCGGCCCGAGCTTGCAATGATGAACGGTGCTTGGGATAGAATAAAAAAGATGCTCCCCGAGTTTGGACTCACCGCAGCGGCAAGAGCCAAGTTGAGCACACCCGAGCGCTTGGATAGTTTAGAAGATTTATTAGGAGAATAATGTACGACAGCAATAAAGCAGATAAGGTCATCAGATTTATAGAAAAGGTCTGCACCCACGTTAAAGGTGACTTAGCGAATAAGCCATTCATATTAGAGGAGTGGCAAATAGAATACATCCGCCAACTCTTTGGTACGGTGAACGAAGATGGGACACGGCAGTACCGCACCTCCTTTGTGTTCATCCCGCGTAAGAATGGAAAGAGTAACCTACTTGCTGCTATTGGTTTGGCTTTGCTATTCGTAGAGAAAGAGCCAGGAGCGGAGATATATGTGTGCGCCTCATCGCGCGACCAAGCAAACGCAATCTATGACGTATGTAAGCAAATGGTTCGGAATCAACCTGTACTTGAGCGCGCTTGTAAGGTGTACCGCAACTCTATTGTACTGAACGGCACCAACTCATTCCTTAAGGCTGTAGCTGCGGATGCTGGTGTTTTGCACGGGAGCAATGCGAGTGCGGTATTGTATGATGAGGTGCACACTGCTAAAAACCGTGAGCTTTGGGATGTGATGGCTACCTCTATGGGTGCACGTTCCCAGCCGCTTATGTTCGGCATCTCTACTGCGGGACTCTTTGATCCTAATAGCGTTTGCTATGAGCTTTATGATTATGGGAAGAAGGTGCGCAGCGGAATCATTGAGGACAGCACTTTCTTGCCACTTATATATGAGGCTACCCTTGATGATGATATCCATAGTGAGGAGACTTGGCGCAAGGCAAACCCCAACTTTGATGTGAGCATCAAGCCCGAATACTTTAGAAAGATGAGCCAAGAAGCAAAGAGCCTACCGTCCAGTGAGATTGCATTTAGGCAGTTGCACCTGAACCAATGGGTGAATAGTTTAAGTGGCTGGATATCTGATGATGAGTGGATGAAGAGCGCGGGCAGTGTACACTTAGAAGAGCTAAAGGGACGGCCTTGTTATGGCGGTTTAGATTTAGCAGCCGTTGAGGATGTTACTGCTTTTGTTTTAATATTCCCTTGGGATGATGGCAGTATCAAGGTGTTGCCTTACCTATTTGTAAGTGAGGCCGCCGTGGAGCGCAGAAGGGTGCAAACGGGTGGATCGTACGACAGCTTTGTATCTAAAGGTGAGCTTATTGTTACCGATGGGAACAGCACTGACTACGGCGTTATCAAGCAGAAGATGCTAGAGGCCGCTGATGTATTTGATGTGCAGAGCATTGCTTTTGACCGGTGGAACTCCAACTCTTTAGTACAGCAGCTCGTAGATGAGGGCATTGATATGGACCCGTTCGGCCAAGGCTTTGTATCTATGAGTGGCCCCATCAAGAATGCAGAGGTATTGATTAAGAAGGCAGCATTGCACCACGGTGGTCACTCTATGCTTCGTTGGATGGTAGGGAATGTTGTGGTGAAGAAAGATGATGCTGAGAACGTGAAGTTCTCTAAAGCAAAAGCGGGGGATAAAATAGATGGCGTTGTTGCAATGATTATGGCGCTGGGTGAAAAGATGACCGTTGAGAACTCTGATGTGTCGAAAGTCAGCACTTATGAAAGTCAAGAAATCCGATTCTTATGACCATAGATGAAGCTAAAAAGGTTGGGTTGTTGCTCTTCGATGTTCCAGGATTATCTCCTTTTTTAAGACACGAGGGAGGGAATAACTACTCCGTTGAACTCATTTTTGAGGGTAAAAGCTATACGATACAAAAAGAGCGTTATTAACATTTATCTGTTAATTTTCTTTTTGTTCCTCCTATATATAGGGAAAAAAATAAAAAAATAAAGGTATTTGTCTTTGTATTTATTTCCCTACGGAGGCATAGCCTCCTCCGTAGGTAAATAGATACTTGCATCTTTGACAAACGCTGGGGCATTTGTTTCGTATTTATTTTTTTGTATATTTAGAGGACAACAACAAAACTCTTGATTATGAAAAAAATGAATTTAGCTATTGGCGATTACTTGCTCTCGAAAAGATTTGGGTGGCAGTACAAGATCATCAGCATCAGAAATGGTGTTGCAGTTCTACAAGATATCGTGCGTGAGAATGTTCGCGTAAGATTTACACTATTGGCCTTGCGCAATAGGATTGAAATAGATAGCTTTGCTCACTCACCGCATCCGTTTTAGTATTGGTTTTGGTTTATTAATTTCTATTTGGTTCTTAGCGGTGCAAACCTCCTCATTGATTTGAGGGGGTTTTTTTATTCCCATTTAGCGATACTTATATTTGGAGATGTAATTACAAAGTACACACTACTTTATGGCCGAGAATCAAAATCTATTTGGGCGCATCTTAGGAGCATTCCGCTCTTCGCCTAATAACCCCTCAACATCATTAGCGAATCCCGCTTCTTGGATGTTTGACGGCGCGGCCTCAAAAACCGGTATTGCAATCACGGAAGATAGCGCTATGCGCCTCTCTGCTGTATTTGGTGCCGTTCGTGTTATCTCCGAAACTATTGCATCGCTTCCGTGGGAGGTGAAGCAAGATGCTGGCGATAGCACCCGCAGCGCATCAGCACACCCAATCAACAAGCTCATACATCACCCTAATGGGATGATGACGGACTTTAACTTTAGAGAAGTTTGTCAAGCGCACCTTTGTTTGCACGGTAATGCTTTTATAGCAATCCGTAGAAACGAAGCGGGCCAGCCCGTTAAATTGATTCCAGTACACCCCGACCGCGTTGAGGTTAAGGTCTACAAGGATGAGAAGTTCTACAACATCGACCAAGGCAAAGAGACTTTTGATGATACTGAGATGATACACATTTTAGGATTGTCTTTTGACGGCATCATTGGTAAGAGTGTAATAGAGGCAGCAAGAGAAAGCATAGGCCTTGGTTTGGCTGCTGACCAGTTCGGCGGTTCATTCTTTGGTAACGGTGCAAACGTAAGTGCGGTGCTCACGCATCCTGGCCGCCTCTCCGATGAAGCCTACAAGCGTTTAATGGCTTCTTGGCAACGTAGGTACAGCGGTCTTGACAACGCGCATAAAACAGCCATATTAGAGGAGGGAATGAACTTGCAAAAGGTCAGCATCTCACCACAAGAATCGCAGTTCTTAGAAACGCGCAAATTTGGAGTAGAAGACATTGCAAGGTTCTTCCGTATCCCATTGGCTTATCTTGGATCATTAGAGAACTCAAGCACGAGAGCAAACATCGAGGAGCAAGGCATTCAGTTCCAGCGCAACACGATACTACCGTGGGTAAAGCGTTGGGAGGCAGAGTTTAACCGCAAGCTATTCCCTGGTCAAGAGGACTACTTTATCCGTATGAATATGGATGGGCTGCTTCGCGGTGATATCTCAAGTAGATACTCAAGCTATGCAACAGCAAGACAATGGGGATGGTTGAGCGTTAATGATATACGCAAACACGAGAGCCTTGACCCAATTGATGGCGGAGACATATACTTGCAACCTATGAATATGGTTGAGGCGGGAACTGATAACGCTACTGAGTAATGCCATACAATGACTATCCAAAGGCAGCAAGTGAAAATGCACAACGTGCTTTAGACTTCCGCGAGGAGAATGGTACGGATTGTGGTACACCTGTTGGATGGGCAAGAGCGAACCAACTCGCGGGTAAAGAAACTATCAGCGATGAAACACTTGTAAGGACTTACAGCTTTTTGAGTAGAGCGAAGACCTACGACCAAGGCAAGTTCACTGATGAGGACGGCAAAGAGATTTGTGGTTCTATTATGTATGCAGCTTGGGGCGGTGATGAGATGCTGCGCTGGGCAGAAAGAACAATAGAAACGATGGAAGAAAATAAAAACGAGCGCCACATCAAGTCCGTTGTTGAGACTGATGAGGAAATTGTCATCACATTCGGCAAGGGTGAGATGGAAGAGGCTGGCTATAAA